GTTACGAATAAGTAAAAGTAAATCTTCAATCCGCTTTCTTGCGGCCAAAATGCGGTCATTGTTGAAGCTATCAAAGTCTTTGTTTTTCATTTAATAAGCATTACGATTAAGAGTTTGATCTTTCACTAATTTTATTTCGTTATTGTTTTTCATTTCATGTTTTATAACATCTTCTTTTGTCATAGGAACAGCTGCTCTAGTTTCATAGTTAATTTTTATACAGCACATGGCAGTGCAAGCACTTTTACCTCCCTTAATATGATTAAAACCAGCATCAGGGTAAAGGTCTAATTCATTCTTATAAGGATCTCTATAAAATTGTTTTACACCATATTTTTTAAAAAGTTCCATATCTTTTATCAAATATTTAAGTCTTAATTTACCTATTTCTGGGTGAACAGATCCAGTTTTTGTTTTTGATTTACCATTAAGAACATACTCAGTCCCTTGATAGTCGTCATTTCCAAAGCCTTTTTTCATAATGATTTGACAGTAAAATTTGCTAGTTGATCTTTAACTTTTTGTATTTCTGGTGAACAGTTAATAAGGTTTTTATCACCATTTTTGTTGTTTTGATGAATTACTTTGTTCATGACTTTTGTGGTTTTAACCCAGCCTTCTTTTCTCATATTATGTATTTCTCTGACAACATCAATATCTATATCAACACCAACAAAATTTCTAATTATTCCTTCATCAGTTCTATATCCTTTACAGATTAATTGGCCATCAGTATCATATTTTCCATTAGCCGCTGCACAGTAGCAAATGAGAGCTAAATCCTGTCCAGTAAAGCGTTTTCCTGAATCGTCCATATCATAATCAGGCAAATGTTGGTTGATTAGTCCATCAGAATTATGTATTATTCCAGAATCATTACAGGCATAGCACTCATAGTGTGGTGCTTTGAAAGTGATCTCCCGATCAATGGGTCTTCTTTTATAGCTTTTCATGGGGTGTTAAAAAGGGGTGTTTTTGGGTTTTCTAAATGTAATAGGTTTTTTATCTAGTGTCAACAAGTATTGCTCGAATTGGCCTTTACTAATCCAGCGGTGGGCATCTGGAAACAATGGCGTGAACTTATCCTGTTTTAATTGCTTTGTTCTGGCTCTTAAATCGGCCTCAAGGCAGTCTTTTAGTTTTTCTCTTGTCTTGGCATCTAAGTTCATAAATTCTTTGTATGCTGGCTTTTTTGACAAAGATATAGTTCTCATGTTTTTTGGTATTTCAAGATAAGTTTTCCAAAAAGGTTCAAAGCTTTTATTTTTATAGTTATTTGTTTTAGTTATATTGTTTTTCTTAGGGTGACTCTGTGACATAGGGGCTATGACTTTCTGACATACCCCCTGTGACTCTCTGTCATAACCCTGTGACTCTATGACACCGCTATTTGTTACTGATGGGCCTATCACAGGTGTTGGTTTGAAATGTTGCCAGACGGCCACTCTATAACAGTTTGTCCTTTGGTTATTTTCATCAATCCTGATCTGTTTTTGCAACAGGCCAAGTTTTACCAATTGATCTACAGTTCTTATTACTGTGCGAGGAGACATCATTGCATCTTTGGCAATCGTAGCGTAACTAGGCCAAATGTTTGGATAATATGATTGCAAACACCAAATTACTGATAATTGATTTGGTGTGACTTTCCCTTTCAAAGCTGTCGGCAGAGCTATGAATGGAGTATTCTCTGGAATAAAACTCATTTTCTATGGAATATATTATTTCTGTAAAAGGCATGGAGTCTGCCCCTCAAGGCAGTAAAAAACACGTTGGAAATGGAATAATGGTTGAAACAAGTAAACGTCTAAAATCATGGCGTAATCAGGTGAATCTCAGGGCAAAGTTGATAGTGGACGATATAATCAAAGAACCAGTTTCAATAGAGGTGGTGTTCTGGTTCAAACGCCCGAAGCTTCATTATTTGCCAAACGGCTTGATTCGTCAATCAGCACCTACCTACATCACCAACAAGAACAAAGGTGATCTTGATAAACATTGCAGAGCCTTACTGGATTCTCTCACCAAATCCGCATTTGCTGACGATAGCCAAGTTGTAAGTTTACACGCTGTCAAAAAGTATTGCGAAACAGAATCACAAACTGGTGCGACCATAAGAATAAAAACTATTAATGAAGCGAATCTCATGGGTAGCTTGTCCTAAATGCAAGGACTATACAGACCAAAAAGTAAGAAGATCAGACCGCAACTCCAAACACGTTATTGTCAGACGTAGAGAGTGCTATAGGTGCAGTCATATATGGCACACAATCCAATATCCAGAAATGATTGTTCCCGATATAAAAGCAAAATATACATTGGTTGAGTAGTCGGGTTATGGATCGGCTCTTCGCATAACCGCCCTGCCTTCCCTAACTTCACAATAGGTATTGTATGGCTTTCAGACTAGCTTTGCATTAGTCATCAGGCTACCCGACTAAAGTTCATTCAATGCGTGTTCAAGGGAATAAACAACTCTGGAAATAATACCAGCATCAAGATGTTCTCTTGCTAAGCCATCACCCTTAGTTGATGGGTTCTTCTTCAAAAACTGCCTCAGCCTGTGGGCATCTTCAGCTTTGATGTTGAGAAAAATGTTCATGTAGTTTTTCAAATACACGAAGTTGTAATCTCTTACAATTAGATATTAACCCTTAATTCAATGGATCATCAAATTTAGGAATATTAGCTGTGTAGATAATATCCTCACAATTTTTGATTTGTAGCTGAATCAATGCAATCTTTTCTATAGCTGCATAGACCTCTTTCTTAGTTCTAGGCTCACAAAGATAGTCAATAAACTTATCTGACTCTTGCTCCAGAAAAGCCTTTTTGAACTGATATTCAAGTTTGTCCTGAGTCATCTTGAGCCTCCATGATCTCTGCCATCATTGCAGCTAATTCAATCTCTTTTGGCAAGTTATCTTTGAGCCACTCATGGAAAGCCATTTTGATGACTTGGCCTTTTGATGTACCATGCAACTTTGCTAAATGACAAAGAGCAAAGTGATCTTGCTTGGAGTAAGGAGTAAACTTGAAGCTGTATTGCCCCAAGTTTGTTTCTTCTGGTTTGATTGACATTATTCACCCCTCCACTCTTGTTGCTTTTCAAAGATCCAAAGTTCATGGGCTACATGAATATATTTTTCTCTGAATGTTTTTTGAAAGTTTTTGTTTTCCATCAGCATATTTAGGATAATTCTTGAAACAATCCTTGCTTTTTCATTTTGTCGATACATTGCTTTGAAAGTAATCTTGAATAGTTCAGTATCACCTTTAATAAGCTTTTCTATTTCATCTTTAAACTCATGCTTTACAGCAAGTTCTGTAAGATGTTTTGCTTCTTCAACCTCGTCTTTGTTTGAGCAAACGACTGCCTCTCTAACAAGAGCTTGAGCAAGTTTTAGTCTTTGATCTGGTGTCATTAATTTGCCTCCTTTAGAAACTGCTGTCCATATTGACTTTGTACAATAGGCTTGACTATGAAAACTGCTGTCCAGATATATTCTTCACCATAGTCTTTTAGAATATCTAGCAATTTGTACCTGATGTTAAATTGTGAATTATTATCCTTTGATAATTTTTTATAAGCAGTTAAAAAATGATATTTGTCTTTAGTCTCTAAACGATCCCAGACTTCATAATCTTTGATGATGGCATTAAGACTTAAAAACAATACGTCTTTTTCTTCAAAATTAAAATTCATTTGTTTAAGGGGTGATAGGTGAATAAAGACCCCACCAGTTGAGGTGGGGCTTGGAGTGGTTTACCAGATAGCTGCTTTAAAATGCTCTCTGTTGTTGCAGTCAAGGCCAAATAGTTCTCTTACTGCTGGCTCATTGTTTAAGTATGCTTGAACTTGCTTTTTATAATGCTCAACAACTTCAAGCTCTCTAGTAAGGTTCTTAACATACCAGTCTTTGTCGAATGTAACTCCATGAAATCTAGCTTCAGTCCTTTCTTTAGCAGCTTGTATTCCTTCTGGACTTAGCTCTTTAGAAAGCTTTTTGATTTCTTTGTCAGCCCATCTGTCGATTTGATCTGGAAGCTTTGCGAATCTTTCCCACCTAGCCTCATTCTTAGCAACCAACTCAGCTTGCTTGGCATCTGCCTTAGCTTGCTTTTCTTGCTCAGTAAGTCTTTGAAGAACTGTCTTGCCTTCCTGTCTAGCTCCTCTTCTGTCACTTCTGAACTGAACATACTGTGTAAGGTAGCCGTTTGCTGAATTAGCTCCGTAACGATAGTTCCAGATCATTTTGGTATAAACCTTGAACTCTTCACCTTTCTCAGTAGTGCCAATTACAAAGCCTTCGATAAAGTAACCATTACCAAGTGCAAGGTTGATGTCAGTGATCTTGTCAGTAACTGCAAGGTGGCCATTGATTCTGCTTTCTAAAAGACCAACGCTGTGTCTTGTTTGAGCCTTTGCATTTTCTTTGCAAGCTTCATAGTTGACTGTGCAGTTCTTTGGTCTGTAGTAATCAGTGATTTGATCTCCATAGTAATCTTCTGTGAAAAAGTTGATATTAAGTAAACCACCAACGTGCTGATAGTAGTTGATCTTTTTCTCAACTTCTTTTCTCTCACCTCTTTGCTCTCTGGCTGCCCAGTCGCCATTCCATTCTGCGGCTCTTAGCTCAACAGCAGATGTAAGTTTTTCATAAATTTCTTGCTCTAAGTGATTAACAAGTGTTGTTGGAAGTTTGAAAGTCATTTGCTTTGCGAAGTTAGTTTGAACATGGGGCCAATCTCTCGACCTCATATTTATATAATACCATACTTTTCCACAATGCAACCTATGGAACCTATATTTATATAGTAATGTTATGAATATGAAACATATCACATAGGTTCTTGACATATACATTAGGAACCTTTAATATATTTATATGGCTAGAGATAGCCGTTCTTTCGCAAGGAGTTTTCAAATGGCCAAGACAAAAAGAGCCAAAGCAATCCCACATTATGTGGTTTTCAAGTGGAACAAAAACCACCCCATGATTGACCCCATGTATCCCATCAAAAAAGAGTGGGAGATTGTCAAAGAATATGATGACACAATGATTTGGGACAGCGTTCTATATCAAACATGGTTCTTTGATACTAAAGCTGAAGCAAAACAGTTCGTACAGGAGAACAAGTAATGTATAGATCATATAATTACTATCCTCCCTGTATTGGTTTTGCTAAAGCCAAAGCACCAAGAAAAGAGGGTCACATTAAAAAGTCAGACACATGGCTTACTGGCAAATACAACACTTTCAATAAATGGTATTGGAAAGGCCAGCTTCCAAAGCTTCCTGTTTATTTCAGAGGCCACCAAAATGCTAGTCAAGTTGGTGCTGCTTATGGCTGGGCTGGTCATGCTCAAGGCATTACTATTAACGGCTACATGAGTCAGGACAATGTTCTAAATGTTTTATTACATGAAATGGTGCATATTGAGCAATTCATTCTCAGGAATCAAGATGGCGATCATGGCAGATACTTCAAATCTCGTTGCAGAGAATTGACTGCACTGACCAACAAAAGATATGGGGTAGTCAAATGACTACTCCTAAAACACAAGCTGAAAAAGATCAGCACAAGAGAGACAGGTTTAAAGCTCTCAAAATGCCAAGAGTTAATGCTTTAGTCCAAAAGCACAAACAGCTTGCAAACTTGGCAAACCGCAGTAATTATAAATTTACTGAGGGTGAAGCAGAACCAATAGTTGAGCTTTACAGAGCTTTACTTGCAGACGCAGAGGAGAAATGGCTAAACCATGATTCTTTCAATCTTAAAAAACTAGAAACATTCGATCAAACGGAGCTTGACTAATGCTTAACCAACTTTTCTTATTTCTCAGTGCGGGGTCTATCATGACCCTTGCATTGACATCAACATTGACAGACATGACCTATCACGACTGTCATGTAAACAACATTCAACTCGCCTGTGAGGAATTATCTAAATGATTGAATTACCAAAGCCAACAACTAAACAAGAGGCATTGTTTCAAGGATTTGTTTTACTTTTCCAAAGTGGTCAATTTCCACAACTTGCAACGGCAGATCAAAGAGAGCAGCTGACTAAGATGATTCAAATAATTCTGGAAGATCCAGAAATTACTGTTGCAATAGCTCAAGCCTGTTGTGACAGAGCAGTAAATGTTTTGAATTTAGAAAACCAACTGCACAAAAAAAATACCCCCAAAGAACACCCCTGATCTTTGGGAGTACTTCAACTTTCACCTAAGCGTGAACACCTCACGCATTTTTACTATAGCTTATGAAACCAGACGATTTTAACAAAACTCTTGAAATGGCCATCTTACATGGCAGCCATTTTTATAGAAAACTAGCTGAAGCGGCCCTTGCTGCTGATCCAATAAACAAAGCAAAAATCTTTAGAGCTTTTTCAGAACTTACTGAAAGCTTTGGCCCTAAAAGTATATTTTGGGAATCTTCTTATGGCAAACCTAATCACCTTAAAGTAATCAAGTGATGGAATCATTAACATCAGACCATATTGAGGGACATCAGGTTCCTGAGTCAATTTACAGAGCTAGTCCTGAGTGGGCTGCCAGTGATTTGAAATATGGCATTACAAATGGGTTGGAAGCTTTAGAACAGAAAAAGTTTGGCAAAGATAATCCACCCAGTATCGTCACCCCTGCCATGAGAGTTGGATCAATGGTTCATTGCTTTTGCCTTGAACCAAAACTCTTTCCAGAAAGATATGCCCTGCTGGACGATAAACGATCTAAAGAGGGCAAGAAGTTAGCTTTGCAACTTGCAGAAAGCGGCAGAGAAACTTTTACAACAGCAGAAATGACACAATTTATGGGCATATACAATGCCCTGAGCAGAAATGATTTTGCAAAAAAATATGTCATTGATGACACCTCTGGTAAGGCAGAACAATCTTACTGGTGGACTCACAGTGGAACAGGCTTGCCATGTAAGGCCCGCTGTGACTATGTGGTTGACGACATGGTGATCGACCTCAAAACAACTGCTGAGGGTGGTGCAAGCCCTGACAAATTTACAAAAACAATTTGCAATTTCATGTACCATCTGCAAGCAGCCCACTATTTGCAAGCGACTGGAGCCTCACGCTTCATATTCATTGCAGTAGAAAAAGTATGGCCTTACTCAGTAGGCATTTATCAACTTTCACAATCTTTCATTAACAAAGGCTATGAACTCCAAGAGCAGACTCTTCAAGAAATACTTGAAGCAACTAAAACAAAACACTGGCGTGGATACACAAACGCCTCACCAGACGGAATCCAAACACTCACTCCACCCAAATGGATTTAATGTCGCATTTGAAAAAGACACCAAGCCAAAGTTTGAGGTGCATGATATTACACCAGACATGGCAAAGACGATTCTTACTTACAGGAACAGAAACAACAGGAAATACCGATATAACCAGATCGGAAAATTATCTGAAGCTATTGAAAAAGGTGAATGGAAAGTAACTAATCAAGGTCTAGCTTTCGACAAAGAGGGCAACTTAATTGATGGCCAACACAGACTGGCTGCTGTATTGCAGACACGCAAAACTGTGCCAATGATGGTTGCTACTAATATGGACGCAAGCATCTTTAATGTTGTTGATACTGGCTCAAAAAGATCAACTGGTGACGCTTTAGACATTCTTGGCAGTGAAGAGGGTCGGGTTGTTTCTGGAGCAATAAAAACTCTTATTTGTTACAACAAATATCCAGATAAGACTTGGAGTGGCACTGCCATTCAGCAGCCTAGTACTTCTGAAATTGTCAAAATTTACGAAGAAAGAAAAGATGAGATTGAGGCTTTGCTTTCAGTCATAAGGAAAAAGCACAAAAATTTTAAATGTTTTGCTCCTAGTCTTGGTTTGACCTTTTCTATTTTACTTTTAGATAGTGGCTGGTCAGATTTGCAGATCTGGGAGTTCTGGGACTGCGTAACACTTGGAGCAAATTTACCTCCTCATAGTGTAATTCTTTCTTTTAGAAATCAGCTTGCAGATCCACACTTTAGGAAAAGGCACTATGGAACTCAAAGATATATGCTCAATGCTTTTATCAAGTGTTTTAACTCCTACATCACAAATGAATCTATGGAGAAATTTATAGCTCCAAGACATGACACAAAAATGTACAAGATTCAAAAACCAGCAAAAAAACAAACATCAATTTTAGAGGTAATTAAAAAATGATCGCAAATTTAGAACCAACACACCCACTTGGCCCACTTGAGACAACAGTTTCAACAATGGAAAGGCCAAACCTTGAGAACATCATCAAGCATGAAGATGTTTATGAAAAAGCTGGCCGTAAATACTGTAAATGGTCAAGAATTGCATATTATCTCAATAATCATGCAAAAGGCTGGAATTTTCAGCTAAAACTCAACTCACAATCGCCTACAAGCCCCTCCTTTTTTGATGCGGTATGGAAAGCACCTGACGGATCTGGCTATTTGATGTGTTATTTTACAGACCCAAATGGTGGTGAAACTGGTTTGTTTCCCTACGCAATTATGGACAATCGCAACAATCCGATCAAAATTGACAGAATTTCTGCAAGGGACGTTTCAGATTCACACCGCAGAGCTTTGGCTGCCTGTGCCGCTTTTACCTTTTCTCTGGGTTATGAGCTTTGGGCTTTCAATGAAGTTGCTAGTGCAACTGAACAAGAAAAGCCACATAAAGCAAGACAGGCCGCACCTGTCCAAAATGTCTTTATTGCTGCAAAAGCAGCTATTGAGAAAGAAACAGATTATGAAAGGTTGTTATCTCATGAATCAAATTTAGAGGTGCGTTATACTCAAGGGAAGATCACCCAAGAGGAATACAACCACTTGAGTTCTTTACTCAAAGACAAAAAAACTGAACTAACCGCATGACAGTCACCGAAACACAATTTCTAACAACAGAGCAGTTAGCAAATAGGTATGGGCTTAGTCCCATTACCATCAAACGCTGGAGAGCCAGAAACTATGGCCCTGAGTTCTATGAGTTACCCCTAGTTCCCTACGGCACTGCTCGCATCAGATACCAGCTTCACAAAGTCCTCGAATGGGAAGAGGCAAACACAATCACCCCTATTAATCCTTTTTAATTATGGCCAACACCCCTGCTTTCTTCGCAAAAGTAAGATTTACTCGCAACAACAGCACCAAAGAAAACGCCCCAGATCAAAACATAGTTCTTGACTTCACCTGTGATGAAGCTATGAAAGCTGCAAACTGGTTAACTCAAGCTGTAGATATTGCCAAAATGGACGGAACAAAGATTCGTGTCTATAAAAGCAAATCAGATTATGATGAGGTTGATGGATTTTCGCTTTGGGGCGGTATGTGGGGCAACTCTGGCAGAATACAGCCTATGCCACATAAAGAAGCCTCTGAGAGGACTGTAGATGTACCAGCGAACCAGCCTGAGCTACCAGATGATCTTCCTTTCTGACTATGAAACTGATTTCTTTTCCTGTTAACCCTTATGTGGGTCAAATCTTTTATGAACCAGAAACAAAAAAACTTTATGAGTTCTGCGAGGTAACAAAAACAGATGAGCTTACTGGTCAAGTTGTTGAATCAGCTATGTGGTTCGATATAACAGAAAAAGATTTAGTGCCATAAGTAGAGGCATGATGATCTTTCATCGTAAGATCAAAAGCTGCTCTTTTGTAATTTGTGAACATTTTGCCCTTTAATGTTCTTTGGTTGCACTTTACAAAAAGATATGAGTTCCCTTCGAGGATCACTGTCGGGCAAAAGGTTAAATCCTCCAATATTAGGCAGTGATAAGCGATAAAAAGTCTGTAAGACCTCTACTTTTTCCCAAATATTATATACCTTAAGCGATCCCAAAAGGTCGCTTTTTTCTTGCTTAGTCGTTTTTCTAACTTATAAACATACGCTTGCTGTGATGCTATGACCTCAAGTGAAGTGCTTACAAAGTGAGCTTGCTTTGCATTTGTTTTAAGTAGCTTGATTGCATAAGGCTTAAGAAGTTCTATATCTTCTAATTTTTCAATAAACTGTATAGACTTTTGCACCTCAAACTCACCTTCAAGGCTGTAAGTAGATGTAAGAGCCTTGATAATATCCATCACTTAACTGGAAATAGTTTTTCTTCAATCATTTTTACTATTGCATCATCAACGTCATTATCTGTGTTCTCAGCTGCGGATTTCAGCATTAACAAAAGCCCTTTACGAATACTTGTAGATTTTCCAAATTTGATGAATAGCTTGATTAAAAATTTAGACATGATTTGTTTGTTTTTCCAAACATAGCTAATATGCCAGTATTAGACAAGAAACCTTAATCTCATGGAAGATCAAGAGCCTAGCAAAGTCGAAACCATTGTTAAAGTTTGCGTTCTTCTTTGGAGTGCAACGCTATTGTCCCTTTCATACTACGAACCGCCATCTGGTAAAAAGATCGTTGATTTTGACCCAACTTTTATTGCAAGTATTTTTAGTGCTTCCACTGCGTCACTTGGTTTTCAAATAAAAAAGAAAAAAGATACTATAGATAGTAAGACCTCCAAACCTACCACCAAATGAAAAAGCTTTTACTATTAGCTGCACTCTGTATTCCATCAGCTGCTTACTGTGACATTCAAAGTACGATCACATCAAGTGTAAAATTAGAAAGTGTATCTGCTGGAACTTCTGCCGATAAACTGGGATCTAGTTACAGCATAAGCGGCACAAATATAACAACTACAAGTGGTGACGCTGCAAGTGTGGGTGGCTTTGGATCTGTTACTAATGGAGTTCCCGCAGTAACCATGCCAAGTGCAACACAAACCACTGCTGGTGAAACTTTCAGTTTTACTCAGTCATACCTTGAAGGTGATGCTACTGCTGGATCAGCACCAACTGTCGGAACAGTAGGCAACTTCAGTGATTTGACCTCAACTGCCGCTGGTTCAGTAGGCACAGCAGCGGTAACTTTAGATCATCACACAATGTCTTTGACAGGTGGAACAGGAACTGGAATAGTTTTGACTGGTCAATTCGTTACAGACTTAACTGTTGATTAATGTGGAAATATCTGCCGCTAATATTTTTTATTAGTCCAGCCTATGCGATTCCAGTAGTCCCAAATTTTTCTAGTGCTACTTCTACTTCACGAAGCGTCACTACTAATAACCTACAAGAGCAAATCCGTGAAGTTCGCTATAATTCAGGATATACCTATAGTGTCACTGGTTCTGGTATTTCATGCGGTAACTGCGAGACATTATCTATGCCAAATGCCACAGTGACAGAAACCATCAACGGAACTACTTATGAATGGACTGGCTTAAATCTGGATCAAAAACCAAACTGGCAGCAAACATCAGAAAGTTTTCAGTTCAGCGAATTTTACAAAGGCCCATCTTTGGAATCTATAACCGATATAACAAGACAAGTAACTTCAGAGGTGGTCACAGATACTACGGTTATTTTTTCCAATTAATAAGCTTTCTTTCTTGTTTACCCAGTTACGCAAACACATCAGCGGTGGCCAATCCACAGAGCAATACATCATCTTCAGTATCAAACTTTGCTACTCAGGTGCTAACAGGCCCTATGACTGAAAACACATATGGTAATGGAATTAAATGTTCAGGAGCTACATTATCAATCAGCCCCTTTGCAACAACCTCAGTTGCAGTGAAACGTCCTCAAGACTATATCTACCACACCCCTGTGTATAACGAAGCTGCTGATGAAGATGGCAACCTTACAAATGCTGGTGAAATTCTTTTTTATAGAGAAAATTACAGCGGCAACAAAGATGCAACATCTTTTAATTTTGGAATAGCAGCCACAATATCTGTCCCACTTGATAAGCGTTTTCAAAATGCTTGCCTCAAAAGTGCTACTACTCAGGAAAAGATAATGCGGCAACAATTATCGACAGCCAGATTAAACTACGAATTGGCCAGATTAAAAAATTGCCATGCGCTTAGAGTCAGTGGTGCTGAATACTCAAAAGACAGTGACTACTATGGGCTATGTTCAGATATAGTAAGTAAACCTAAAATGAACCAAGTTATCCCTCATACACACAAAATTGAGCTAAATAAGTAAATTTAGTCCACTCAGAATCGTCTGTAACGGGCTTGTAGTTTTGCTTGCTTATGTTTGTACCTTTGATTTATCCTTTTTTTTACTGAGTTTCTTTATAGCTGTCTTGATAAGGTTTTTTACAAGATTAACTATGATAGGACTTGAAGCCGCAGCAACAGCAATAATTGAAGTACTAACAAGAACAGGAGAGCTAGGAAACCATTTCTCTGTAAATGAACTATCTCTGAGGATTTCATAGCATTGACCATTTTTAATTGAATGACCTATGACGATTTGCAGCCTTAGCTCATTGGGATAAGACCCTACGGGAATACTAGACTCGTTAGGGCATTTGACAAAGAACTCTTTATCTTTTTTGACTTTAGGTTTATATTCTGGCGGCTGTGCTATATCTGGTTGAGGTTGTTCTGGTTGTTTTACTGGATCTGTTGGTATAAATTTATCAGGGTTATAATCTAAAGGTTCAAAAAATGGAAAATTAACAACAGGATAATCAATCTTTGGCTTATCAATAATGTCCAAAGTTGTTGGATATTGTTCCCATGTTCTTGTTCTAGGAATATAAATTTTTTTTATTTTTATCTGTGGTATTTCAATTCTTGGTATTTCCAAGTGTATTCACCTTTTCTGGTTCTGGTAGCTGTATAGATGGCCCTGTAAAATCTGGTATCTTTTCTCCCATTACGTCTGGTAGTTTATCCTCCAAACTTCCCATGATTTTGTTCTTCAGTGTTCTTTCAAACTCAGGACTCTGCATATATTTCACAGCCATGTATGCAAAAACACTCATTGACGAAACCATCAAAAATGAGATAATTGACAAAATATTTGCTAATTTTTGAAACATGAAAATATTATCAATGTCTACAACAATTATAACTCTGACAATAATTCTTGCATTAGCACCACTTTATGTAACTTTAGGTGTAATGCTTAGAACGCAACGCCCGTAGCCTGTACTGGTGTATTTATAAGATCAATTTCTGCTTTTAGTCCAGATTCGATAGCAGTAACAGCATCCGTTCCAAGGGCATCTTTTACCCAAGTTATCATGGTTGCACTGTCTGGAGTTTTTTTGGATGTATCGTAGGCAATGAACCCAGAAGGTAATGACTCAGGCTTGGTATATGTAATCTCACCTGTATGTCTCGCCTTTTCTTCTGTGCCGTCCATTCCTTTTACTCGGTAGACAACATTTGTAAAGTAACCATCAGCAACATCTCTTTTACAAGCAGTGCCGTTGATTTCCCATGTGTAAGTGATAGCCATAGTTTTAAATAATTCTACTAATGATACCTAAGAATAAACTTTCTTACCATCAGTGACAGCTTTATCGATAGCAGTGAAATCCTCACTTGTCCAGATAGATGTAGTTTCATCTTCTTTCTTATACGCCTTGATAATTTCAAGATGCTCTACATTACGTTTGATCTTATCTTTATATTCATCATCAGTTTCATCTGATGTTTTTGCAGTGTTGATAACAGTTACGCTATCACCAGCAGCAGAGAAGATTTGTGCAATTTCGTCAGTAGTGCGTTCAGCCATTTGATTTAAGTTTGTTTACTTCTATTGTAAGTTCCTGTATCGCTTTGACAAGGATTGGTACGAGTTTACCATAACTAGCTTCTAACCTGTGAGGGTTTTCATCCATAACCATGTTTAGATAATCTGCATTATTTTCTTTTTGTGCTGTCTGTAGATCCTGAGCAATGAAGCCATGTTCAAACGATCCATCTTTACCATTACCATCTCTGGTAGCCCATTCAAATTTTACAGGTCTTAACTTGGTTACGAAATCTAATCCTTCTGGTAGGTCAATTACATTTGTTTTATCTCTTGCATCTGATAAGGAGGATATGGTTTGTGTATTACATCTAAGGGTAGCGACACTACTATTTCCAAGTGTTATTTCATTGTCAACAGTTGCAGAAGAAGCATCAGCTTCACTTCCAATAATTGTATTATTATCACCAGTTGTAAGAGTATTCCCAGCTAACGAACCTACAACTGTATTCTTAGTTCCTGATGTGTTGTTTCTAAAAGTTAATCTTCCAACAGCAACATTATAATCACCAGTAGTATTTTCATTTAATGATCCTGCACCTAAAGCAGTATTATGATTGCCAGTTGTATTTAATTTAAGACTAAAATTACCGACGGCTACATTAGTTGCTCCAGTTGTGTTATTAAGTAAAGCCTCTTTACCAACTCCAACATTATTATCGGCTGTTGTATTTTGATTTAAAGCACCATAACCTACAGCAGTATTCGCAGTACCATCTGTGTTTAATTTAAGACTAAAAGCCCCGATAGCTATGTTCTCATGTCCAGTAGTATTTGTAAGAAAAGCATCTTTACCAAAGGCTGCGTTTTCTCTTCCAGTGGTGTTTGCCGTTGCTGCATTAGTACCTACAGCAGTATTAGCCGTTCCAGTAGTGTTTGATAGTAAAGCATACCTACCTACAGCAGTATTGTTATCTGCGGTTGTATTTGTTGATAAAGCTCCTTGTCCAAAAGCAGTATTATTATCTCCAGTTGTATTTGCTGTTAAACTATTATAACCAACGGCAGTATTATAAATACCTTCAGTATTATCATCTAAAGAATGATTACCAATAGCAATATTGGCATAACCTGTAGTATTTGTAGATAATGTATTTTCACCAAGAGCAGTATTGTCATTGCCTGTTGTATTAGCACCTAAAGAGTGCCTACCTATTGCAGTGTTCCTAGATCCTGTAGTATTAGCATCTAAAGCTTGAGTTCCTACGGCTGTATTATCTGTTCCAGTAGTGTTATATAATAAACTTAATCTTCCAACAGCAGTGTTATTACTTGCTGTTGTGTTAGATTGCAATGCACTAGAACCTATGGCTGTGTTCTTACTTCCTGTCGTATTATAAAGTAAAGCGTTTAAACCAAAAGCATCATTGTAATTACCAGTTGTATTAAGCTTCATAGACTGCATACCCACACTAGTATTAGAAGTACCTGTTGTGTTTGCAGTTAAAGCATTAAATCCAACGGCAGTATTGCTGCCAGCGGTAGTATTAGCATCTAACGCATTTGCACCTACCGCTACGTTTTGAATCCCAGTTGTGTTTGAGACTAAAGCATAGTAACCAAGACCCGTATTATTATCTGCTGTGGTGTTTGCATATAAAGCGGAATATCCAACACCTACGTTTTTTTCCCCCGTGGTATTAGAGTTTAGTGCAGCACGACCAATAGCAGTGTTTCTATCTCCAGTTGTATTAGCGGATAATGCATTATCACCAAAAGCACTATTTTCTGCACCAGTAGTGTTTGCTCCAAGACTACTATATCCACAAGCTGTATTATGATCTGCTGTGGTATTAGCATCTAAAGCAAACGCTCCAACTGCTATATTTCTAGTTCCAGTTGTGTTTACTCTTAAAGTATGATAACCAAGTCCTGTATTGTCATTTGCTGTGTTATTAGTTAAAGCATCTCTACCAACAGCAGTA